CAGACCTATGAGCGTCAGGTTGCCGAAGTTAACACACGGCTTCAAAAGGCTGTGGAGATTGGTAGGAACTTCCATAACCAGTTGACTTCGCTTCAAGCTCATCAAGAGTCAATCAAGCAGTTCGGATTGGATCAAGGTGAGCATCTGACTGCTTTGAGACTGTTCAAAGAGCTTCGAGACAATCCGCAGTCGGCCATAAAAAACATCTTGACAAGAGCCGCAACCAATGGTATAAATGTAGCTGAGCTTGGTTTGGCTCCAGGCGGAATCGACTCCAAGTCTCTCTTGGACATGATCCGCCAGGAAATCGGAACGGCAGTGAACCCCCTCAGAGAGCGAACTGAGGCGGAGAATCGGCAGCGGGCACAACTACAAGCTGAGAATACCCGCAGGGCCGAGATTAACTCTGAAGTCGCTTCCTTCTTCGATTCGAACCCGGACGCTCGCGAATACCTTCCGGTGTTTACTCAGACGATCCAACGATTCCCTGGGATGACCCTCGGGGAATGTTGGGCGCGTATTCAGTTGCAGCTTGCTACGAACCCGCCACAGCGGAGTACGAACTCGCGAGGCCCAAATGGGCGTCAGCGAAGTCTCCCGAATGGTCGTCCCGCACCGATGGGTAATGGTGGGGAGGACATCGCACCAGTTTCTGAATCCTACGACGCGATCATTCAGAGAGCAATGCGCGAAGCAGGCATTTCAGGCTAGTGTGAGTCATACAACTCTAACTGGAGACTTGGCACCATGCCAGCCCTTGACACCGTGATCAATGCAATGCTGACACGGAGTCGTGCGAAGCTCATCATGGCCTCGGCGATTTCCGGCACTGTCAGTGCATACCTACATGCTAAGAAGCGTGTAGTCGTAGAAGATGGCGGACCAGCAATCAGCAATCCGCTCATCGTCGGCCTGAACCCGAACGTAACTTCGATGCAATACTACGATCAGGTTCCGGTTAACCAGACGAACGAGTTCACCACGGTTAACTATTCTATGAGTCGCGTGGTGGGATCGCTCATCATCTCAGATCAGGAAGAAGATGAAAACCAAGGACGAGCAGTCATCTTCAAAATCCTCAAGGGTAAAATCATGGCCCTTGACGAGTCCATCTCAAGACAGTTCGCCACTTACCACACTAGCATTGGAACTGGAACTGATCCGAATGGCCTTGGGAACCTCATCCCAGCCGATCCCACCACGGGGTCAGTCGGTGGTATCAGTCTTGCTTCCGAACCTCAGTGGAGAAGTTCCAGCTACAACTTTGCTGGAACGCTTACGCCGGAAAATATCGAAGAGGCTTTCGACGACATCCTCGAACTCGACCTGAACCGTTCCAGTGATGGACAAAATAGCCCGAAGCCAACGGTTATCTTCGCCGGACGCAACATCTATCGTATGCACAAGGCCGCGGCTCGAGACAAAACTGTTATCTCCCTTGGAGAGACAGGAACTGGCAAGAAACTTATCAATCTCGGGATCACAGGCACAACTCACAATGGCGTTCCTCTTCTCTTCGACGAGAAGCTCGGTGCCAACGTGGCATATTTCGTCAACGAAGAATACCTCACGTTGCACATCCTTCGTGGGTGCAACATGAAGATCAAACAACTTGTCGCACCGTGGGATACGGATGCGGCAGGTCGTCGTGTTGTATGGGAAGGTCAACTGTGCTCTTGGAGACAGTACCGGACCCATGCGTATCTCACCAACTAGGAGGGTCGAATGTTAGCACCCGGTACACAAGGAGCACGGCTCGCCTACGTGGTGGTCGATCTCAATGAGACGATTGGCACAGTTAAGCGAGAAGTTACAACGTGGACCAAGAGCGGCGGACTCAAACGTAAGATGGTTGAGGAGCCCGCTGGTTACATGGTTTACTTCCCTCGGGGACACGTTGTGCGCCTCCGTAATAAGGAGGAGCTTCGTCAGTATAAGGTCGATGGGCCTGCACCAATCATTAACCTTCAAGGGTTGAATGATCCGAATAGTCCCATCGGACGAATGCTTATGTCTCAAGACGAGAATACTCGTCGCGGGGCAATGGAGTCAATGGAAAAGGCAGTCATCAGGCTTGCGACGGCTAAGACCGGCCCGGTTCTTATGCCTGAACAGCTTGAGCCAGAGGCGGAGGTAGCTTAAATGTTCCAAGATCGTCAGTTCTTCCAAATCGGCGTCAACGAGTATGTACCCGCCATGCAGTATGGGGCTGGTATTATCTCGCACGTTCCGGCACGCTTCAACCTTGGCGTTCCTGCTACGTCAGCAGCGGGAACTGTTGGTACACTTATCCCTGTGAATACCGCAAACGGCACTGTCGCGTACTTCACTGCGCCGGTTGTAATCGATGCACGCTATGGACGAGTGCTTTCGGCTACACCATCTGGTGTCCCTGGTACAAACAACGCGGTTGATATTCTTGGCTACGACTACCTGATGCAGCCAATGTTTGAACGTATCACTGGCGCGTCTGCTGCATCGTCTCTGATCGCAGGGCTGAAAGCGTTCAAAGTAGTGGTCGGGACTCGTATCAACGTAACTGCTTCCAACGCAATTACGTGGAGTATCGGTGTCGGGAACGGTCTTGGCTTGCCAGTCAAAGGGCAGATCGTCACAGCCAAAGAAGGCACGACAGTCATGACCAATGCTCAGATCATGACCAATCATACGCAAGCCGTGCTTACTAATCCTGCTACAGCAACCACGGGTGATCCTCGCGGCATCTATACTCCAACGACAGCACCGAACGGTGTGCTTTTCTACGAACTCGGCATAGCAGGTGATAACTATGTTGATGCCTCTAACGGTGGAGGCATGTACGGTATTCGCCATCTAGCGCCCTAAGGGTGTATGAGTCAAACAACAACGGGAGCGGAGAGCAACGGTGAGTGCAACAATTCGAGAAATCGTAGATGCGGCACTCACCGTTGTTGGCGAGGTAGCCGGTCCTGGCGTGCAAATGTACGAAGACGATCGTATGAAGGACGATGCCATTCGTGCGTTTAACATGATGTTCAAAAAGTACAATTGGGATCAGTATCTGGACTGGTTCACAGTCACACTGGACGGCACAACTGGCAAGATCACAACTGATGCCTTCATACAGATCAAGGACTTTGAGGACTTTGTTGCTGCGTATGCGGCAGGGAGTAGCGCACCGATTCCATTCAAGCCTAGAAAAGAAAATCCTAGCTCGATGATTGGTGGAGGGACTCATGTTTGTGCGTGGGGGAGTCTCAATGCAAACAACCCGAGTTACAAAAGGCGGAAGCTGCAATTCTATCCGATTACAGCGGTGGGTCAAGTTAATGTGCTGGCGAAAGTCTATCCGCTTGTGCCGCCGGCAGTCGAGTTTGATTGGGAACAGGAGTTCTTTCTCGACAAGGATATGCTTGCGTATGCGACTGCGTACATGACACTCTCTGGCGACGACTTGAATGCAGGTGCTGCGGATGTGATACGAAACCTGATGGAGATGAAATACAAGGATGTGATTGCATCGCTGGCTAAACATCCTATTAGTATTGCGGGTGAGTCACCGAGGATTCCGAATTACTGGCAAGAGTATCCGTACTACTAACTGTATGAGTCAAACATGAACGTGTCAGTTTTCCCCGCTGGATTTAAGAGTCCGAAAGCGAATAAGCTCGAGAATATCACGCTGCGTGGGTTCGGTGGTGGATGGAATGCCATCGAGACTGACCTACAGATGGACTCAACCTTCCTTGTCACCGTGAGGAACTTCCGACGGACGCCGGGTGGGACTCAGAAGATTCGGTTCGGCTCTGAATGGTTTGCAGACCTTTCTGATACGGAGGCTGGCGCTCGAATTGTTAATATGGTCTACTTCGCATCGAGTGTCATCTGCGTACTGTCGAATGGACACATCATTGCGCTTGATGGAAATGGAGCGAAGTTCCCTATTTGGAACCCAACCATTGCACATGCGTTACCAGGGACACCAGCAGGGTGGAGCACGAACCTTGACATTGCTGGTCCGCCAGCGATCAAAGCATCGGTTGATTTCGTCCCGTACAAGAACCAGTTGATAGTTCACAATGGTATCGACAAGCCAGTCACGATTAGCCGCACTCTTGTTGTTACGTATCTACAAGATCTCGCAAGCGGATCAAATGTTAACACTCCGATCGGCCGTTACGGATGCGTGGTTTCGAACTATCACTGCGTCGCTGGTTTACCTTCAGCGCCGACCCTCATTTACATATCCGCAGTTGGGACGGCCGGAACATTTCCGGGTGATCCCATCCCGAACGATTCGATCACGGTTGACGTTGGAGCGTTTGCGCCACAAGGAGCGGTACAGATCAGGGGGATCGCAGGGTTCCGAGCAAACCTCCTTGTGTTCTTCCAAGATCAAACGGTGATCGTTAAGCTGGGGACGTACAATGCCGCAGGCATTCACCAACCATTCTTCCCCGACACCATGCCGTCATTTGGACTGCTGGGCCATCGATGCTACACACCAGTCGAGAACGACCTCCTATTCTCAGGATTGGGAGGCGCGGCTAGTGCACGCCGTAATCTTCTTAGCGTATCTGGGACTCTTGAAACCCAGTCGCTCAGCGAGCGAATTGAACCCCCTTATCGCCAAACTATTGGAAACCTTACAGATGAGCAACAACTAAAGGATTGCTTTCAGGTCTACGATGCGTTGTCGCATGACCTAATGCTGTTCACGCCAGGGGGCCGAATCTTTGTTTATAGCTTTAACACCAAACTAAAGTACAGCGCATGGTCAGAGTATAGTGGCATTGATGTGCAGTGCGGATGTCGGAGTTTTCTTGGTAGGGTGTTTTACGCTGACACTCTCAGAGTCTATCAGCATGGAAACGCTGTGTACGATGGGGAGAAGTTTTACAAGGACCGTGTACTTGACCGTGATGTGATTTGGGGAAATTCAACATTCTTCGAGGCTGGAGTGAGGGCGCTCGATACTGTTAATGGAAAGGTATACAAGTGCATTTCAGGTCATACAAGTTCGGCTATTCCCGCTACATTCGCGGAGGATCGATCAACACTTCTATTCAATCCTAGATGGGAAGAGTATCTTGGAGAGGCCATTGACTTCGACATGGAGTTGCCTTGGCTAGATAGTAAGAATCCGATGACTGTTAAGTTTCTACGGTTCATTGCAATGGCAACAAAAGGCAATGCGAAGTTCTTCATCTCTGCATATGTAGACAACTTGTATAAGAATCATACTGGTGATGTTGTCTTTAATCCAACTCTGTCAACAGAGTTTATCGGAAACGAAGGGGAAGGGTTTGGATTTGATGCAGGACCATATGGAGGAGGGCGTCGAAGCGGTGATCCAAGACTATGGAAATTCCCTTGTAAGTTCAAAACGTTAAAGGTCAGGGTTCATGGCGAAGAGGCTGGCGATCTTGAGATCGTAAACGTATCATTTCTATTCAATCGTGGCAAGTATCGCCGATAAGGTGTGTGACTCATACAGGAGGAAATGATGACTATTAGCTACACACCACGATTTCATCTTGCCGTTCCTGACTTTTTGTCAGAGCCTTGGCATGAGGAATTTGCTGCGGCGATGGAGTCGATCGATCAGGCACTTTTCACAGCGATTGTTGCGCAAGATACTAATGTATGGCTCAACGGTTTCAACTATTCAATTGGGGACATCATCATAGATCCCACAACAGGCACGTTGTACACAGCGGCTGTAACCCATGTAAGTTCTTCTACGGGAACCTTTGCTGATGAATTAGTTGCGCATCCGACTTATTGGACTTCGTTTGCAGTGACTGCGGCTTCACAATCGGAGGCGGAGCTAGGAACTGATAACGCCAAGTACATGACTCCCCTTCGAGTTTCTCAGGCAATCTTTGCGCAGAGTCCTACTCCTGGGATCGCTACGCAGGTACAGGCGCAGGAAGCAACAAACAACACAGAGATCATGACGCCACTGCGTGTCTCTCAAGGCATCTCTGCGCGCATTGCATCTCAGCCACAAGCCGTAACTGGCACTGACAACACTATGTTGATGACGCCTTTGCGTGTACAACAGCAAATCGCAGCTACAGGCATTGTTGCTGGTGCGCAAATCGCATTCAGCGCACACAAGAATGGTGTGAACCAAACAGGAGTTGCGAACGGTGTCGCTACCAAGATTACATTTGGCACAGAGCTTTACGACTTAGGCAATCTTTATGACACGTCAAACAGTCGTTGGACGCCTCCTAGCGGACAGGTCCATATAACTGGTTCCGCCTTTGCATCTGCTGGGGTTACTGCGGCCCAAGGGCTGATTTTAAGCGTTTATAAGAATGGAGTGCTTTTCAAGTCTGAAACGACGATTGCCGGTTCTACCAGTGAGGGGATTGCTATTGATATTGATGATGTTGCGAGCGGTACGGACTTCTATGAACTCTTCATTCAATTAAGTAGCTCAACTACAGGGACTATCTCAGGCGTTGCGGCTAACACTTACTTCATGGGGCACTTCCTTGGTGAAGTTGGTAGTGTCACACTCGGTTTGGCGCAGGTTGGGTTCAGAGCGCATAAAAATGGCGTTAGTCAGAATATCCCTTCCAGCGTCTACACTAAGGCGACATTTGGTTTCGAAGACTACGATCAGGGTAGCCATTTCGATATTATAAATAGCCGTTGGACACCACCTGTGGGACTGATGCATTTAGATGCTGGCGTATGGTTCAATAGTGGCGCTAGTGGTCCGTATGCAATAGCTGCCATTTATAAGAATGGTGTGAGTTACAAACAAGGAGTCGTTGCGGTTGCTAATGCTACTCCCGGTTCTCAGATAAGCATCGATGACTTGGCGAACGGTACGGACTATTATGAGTTATTTGTGAATGTGGCCTCTGGTGGCGTTGCAGTCCTTGATGGGAGCCTTAATAACACATGGTTTGGTGGTCACGCTCTAGTAGGGATACAAGGAGCCACAGGGCCTCAAGGGCCTCAAGGAGCGGATGGTGCAATTACTGCGCCTGTATCAAACAGTGGGCGACTTCGATGGGTTAGTCCCATACTGCTCAGCTTCACTCCGTACAATGGCGATCGCATCAAGATCAGCGGTGTGTTTCAACAAATCCCTGCGGCGGGTATCGCAGGACTTGCGAACACTAACGTCTATGTGAACGGCGTAACTGGACAGTTTCTCGCTGCTAATACAACTTACTATGTCTATGCCTTCATGAATGCTGGTGTGCTCACAGCCGACTTCTCAGTTACAGGTCATACATCCAGTGCAACAGCCGGAAACGTCGGTGTTGAAATCAAAATCGGTGATGACACACGTACTCTGATTGGGATGATCCGAACAGGTGGAACTGGTGGTGTACAGTTCATGGATACGGCAGCAATGAGGTTTGTGCTGAGTTGGTTCAATCGGCGAGGTAAATCTCTGGGTGGGTCGCAGACGGGTACTTACATCTTTAGTGGTTCATGGCAGGAAATAAGTTCGGCTGCAAGGGTAAACTTTCTTACGTGGTCAGACGAGTGTGTGGCTTACACTCACACAGGATACATGCAAGCTTACGATACGGATCTAGGTATGTACGCCGGACTTGGTTTAGACAACACAACGTCTCCATTCGCAAGCACTTATACAGTCCAGCGAGCAACTTGGAGTTCTGATGTGTCATTTGCTGGCATGACCGAAATGTCGGAAGGATTTCATTTTATGACTCCCCTAGGTTACGGCTACGGTTACTATATACTCTACACTATTATCGCAGGTGGCATGATTCAAGGTTAGGCATGTATGAGTCATACATGGTTCGATAGGAGGGAATGATGAGTTGGCTAAGTGATGTGTTCAGCGGTGACTCTGCACAGCAGATCGTCCCTCCGACACCAGATCAGGTGGCGAATTATTATAAACAGGTCAAGATCAACAACCCTACCATGTACGAAACGATAAAGCAGAATGATCCTGATTACATCGCTTCGCAACAGGCTGCGGCATATACTGCGCCTGGAGTCTCGACTGCTCCAACAACCACAGCCCCAACCGGCCCAGAAGTCGCTTTGAAGCAACTTAATGATGCACTCGGTCCAGACTTCGCGAGCCGTTTCGAGCCGGACACAGTTGCTTCGCCTTTTGTGCAGAGCGCATTAACATCTGGCAGAAGTAAGGCGGATGATTTTATTTCAAACATGCTGAAGCGAGGGACGCTGAGTGAAGCGGCTCGAGGCAAAGCGGTTAATGCCATAGATACTCAAGCGCCTACAGTCTCATCTAAGCTGTCTGGCCTTGGTTCGACACTGCTTGCATCGGATCGTGCTAAGCTCACCGATCTTGCTAACACGGCTCGAGGAACAGCACAGCAGACACCTGAGGGAACAACGTTTGATCCTACACCCCTTGTGAATCAAATCGCATCAGCAGGACAAGGCTATGCAGGTTCGTTCGGAGATCGATTCAATGCGAGCCTACCTCCTGGCGATTTGTTCGATACCTCAGGGATCGCAGGTGCATCGGGTGCCGTGACGGGTCCGCAGAATGTGTCATATGATCCATACGCTCAGGAGGGTGGAAAGCTGACTACAGGGCTTGGAGACACTTCAAGTGCTCCACCTTCTGTGACTGGCAAACGTCGAACCTCGATCTTCTAGGAGAATATCATGTCTTGGCTCAGCAACCTATTCGGCGGCGGCGGCGAAGATCCAGAAGCAGTGCGGCAGCGTGCTGCGGGAGATGCTGCGGCAGCAAATCAAAAAGCATTGCAGATGCAGTTGGATTATCTGAACCAACTGCGAGCAGATCAAGCGGCAAAGGATGCTGCCGAAGCCGCCAAAGATCCAACCTCTTTGCGTCAAGGAGCACTGCAATCGATCAATGCAACGTTCGCTCCTGACTTTCAAAACACTGCCGTTTCGGGTTCCCTAACCGATCCGTTACAACAGCAAGCTTATGCCGACCAATACGGCAAGGCGCAATCCTACATCGATAATCTGTTCAAGCGTGGAGTCGTTACCGACACAGGAAAGGCTGCCGCTCTGGCGAATCTCGATACGCAAGGCGCTAAGGTCAGAACATCCCTCAGCGACATTAGCGACACGTTACTTAATGCGGAACGAGACAAGGTTGCCGGTATTGCAGATCGTGCACGCGGTGCTGCGTCGGGGCTCAATGTTGGAGACACGTTTGACATCAATCCGTATGCAGGTGAGTACAACACAGAACTCGGTAACTTCCAGAAGTCACTGCCTGACAAGTTCAACGCAGCAATTCCTGGCGATCTGTTTGATACCAAGTCACTAGCAGCACTCGCTGGTGGTGCGCAGGGTGCGGGGAACCAACCATTCGATCCTAATGCGCTCGCAGGTACAAACGTTCCGTTGAGCGGTGGAGCTACTACTTCAGACGAAGATCCATTTGCTCCTAAGAAGACGGCACCCGCAAGGACTTCTACTGTATTCTAACTGTGTGAGTCACACAGGAGGGTTGACAAATGGACCCCGCAACGTTAGCAATGCTCATCTCCGGCATCGGTGCTGGGGAAAAGCTCATCGGTGGTGGGGGCGCATTTCTGCAAGGAAATGAGTCTACACAGTTTCAAGAACAGAACCTTGCGAACGCGCTCGCAGGGCTGGAGCGTGCAAGTGGACAACGCCTGGGTGCTGCGGGCGGTCTGAGAACAGATCAATTCGGGAATGCAACTTACTATGACCCAACGCAGCAACGATGGATTACCAGTTATAGTCCCCAACAACAGCGGCTCATCGACGAAGGACAAGCCCGACAGGAACGTACTAACATTAGGGGTGCACAAGCTTCACAAGACTACGACAAGCTTAGAGGTGAGTATCTCTACAGTAATAAGCCGAAAACCGAAGCCGAAAGCTACGCCGAACTCCTCGGGCTGATTCAAAATGCTCAAGGGCAAGGCGATCGTGCGCTCAGCACACTTGTTAATCGGCAGTTCCTCAGACAGCAAGGGAACATGCCGGTCATCAATGCGACTCAATACGGCGAGAAGACGCCGGGACAACAGCTTGCGTTGCAGTTACTTCAAGCTCGAGGCGGCGCGTTGGATGAGTCGATCAAGCGACAGCAGGCACATCAAAGCGAATACCTTCCTGCCCTTCAGGAGTTTGAGAGGACAGCTAACACAGTCGGTCAGGTCGATCCGACCGGCAATATAATTAAGCAGATGGAACAGCAGGGGCGCTCGGACGTACTCGGAGCGCAGTCAGACTACGAGAAACTATTGGGCGATCTCTTTACAAAGGGTGGTACGAACGTTGCGCATAGCTATGATACAGCCGTCAAGGGTGCAGCAGCGTTAGGCGCAGGTGGTGGCAGTGGTGGTGCGGGCAATCTCAGTGCGCTTACAAAGGCACTTGCTGGCGGCAGTAGCGGTGGCGGAACATTAGGTGATACAACTGGTGCAACGTATTCCGGTGGTGGTGGTGGTGGTGGCTACACGTATGGACAGATAGGTGGTGAAGCTGCACCATTTGGAGGGGCTCCTCGTCTCGCAAGCAGTCAGTCATATGATCCATACGCTACAAGCAATGTCCCACAAGACTATGAGAAGCAGTGGTACTTCTAAGAAAGGACAAGAAATGGCTAATCCTCAAGACCTGATTGCGCAGCTAATGATGGCTCAGCAGGGCGGTGCTCCTGGGAGTGCAGGGATGCCAATGCCTCCGGGTGGCCCGATGCCTCCTGCTGGAGTGCCTCCTATTAGACCAGGTGAACCACCACCTCCTGCTCCGCCCCCAGGAGGTCCGCCTCCTCCAGGTGTAGGGCCTGCGATGACGCCTCCAGACGTGCCTACTGGTGGACCTTCTGATGAAGATATGCTTGATAACGTAAGCGATCAGATGGGTGGAGGGACACCTCCGCCCACTGGTGGAATGAAATGGGTGAGTCTTGAAGACGATCAGCAAGCACTACTAAACGATCCCTCTCCAGAGAATGTACAAGCATTCATTCAGTATTGGGGTGAGGACAAGCTGCCAGAAGAACTGCAAGACCAAGCACAGGGTAAATCAGAACCTGATGCAGATACAGACGATCAAGGTGACTAACTCTTGTATGAGTCAAACAAATGCCCGATGATTTTCAAGACGCTCCATTCACAGACTTCGCACAGCCGAACGCTGTAGAAGACTACATCATGAATCGAATGCGGGCCAATCCCTCAGGGCAACAACAGCCGCAACAAGTCATGCCGCAGACATCAGGTGGTGGTCCAAGCGGCAGTTCGCCTGACGAATTGATTCGGTTCCTCCTTGGGCAGATGGAGAGCGCCCGTGGCAGATGAAGAGAAGACCCTCGACGAACAGTTGGCAGAACTTCTCAAGGCGGGGCAG